GCGTCTCCGTGGCTGATCTCTACAACAAGTTCAACGCCAAGCGGAGGTAAGCGATGCCCCAGGGTCAGGTGATTGGACGCGTAAGCGTCCGCGTCCTCCCCGACACCAGCGAGTTCCGCAGCAAGACTCGCAAGGCGCTGGACAAGGAGGAGAAGAACCTCAAGGTCGAGGTCCAGGTCATGCCCAACATGGCTGGCTTCGAGCGCCAGTTGCTCACCGAGATCAGCAAGATCAGCCAGCGCAACCGGCAGTCGGACGCGCGCAAGGTCAAGATCTACACCCGCATCGACACCTCGACCATGTCGGGCGAGCTGGCCAAGGCGATCCGCAAGTACAGCGACAAGGCCAAGACCGGCAGCAAGGTCCAGCTCCAGACGGAGCTCGACGCCGGGGACATCAAGCTGAAGATCAGCGATGAGTCCCTGCGCGAGATGACCCACCAGCTCAAGAAGTGGCGGGACAACAACTCCCCGCAGAAGATCACGATCCAGCCTGACCTGTCGGCTGTCAGTAACGCCACCACCTCGGCTCGTCTCGGCGTCCTGACCCGGCCCCGCAAGGTGTCGATCGTCCCCGAGCTGAACAACGCCGCGGTCGCCAAGGTCGCCACCGCACTGGCCGCGCTGTCCGGTGTCCGCGTGCTGAACAAGATGTTCAGCGAGTTCGGCGAGTTCCTGTCCAACCTCGACCGGTCCGTCCCGATCATCGGCACGATGGCCACGGCCATCGCCGGCCTCGCGGCGGCTGGTCTGGCCGGCGCGAGCAACCTCTTCGCGCTGTCGGCCTCGCTGGCGCAGATCGGACCAGCAGTCGCCCTGCTGCCCGGCCTGATGGGTGGCTTCGCGGTCGGACTCGGCGTCACGATCGCCGCGTTCAAGGACTTCAACAAGGAGATCCCCGAGGTCAAGAAGACCCTCTCGGATCTTCAGAACACGATCAGCACGAACTTCTGGGACAAGGCCCGCGAGCCGATCAAGGACATGGTCGACTCCCTGCTCCCCGCCTTCCGTAAGGGCGTTGCGGACACGGCCACCCAACTCGGCGGCTTCTTCGGGTCGTTCGCCAAGAACCTCGGAACGTCGCTGTCCCCGGCGATGGGGCAGATGTTCAACGACCTCTCGTCATCCATCACCATCGCGACCGGCGGAACCCAGGCGTTCGCCGACATCATCGCGACCCTCGGCAAGGTCGGCACCTCCTACCTGCCGCAGCTCTCGCAGTGGTTCGTCGACATCTCCAAGCAGTTCGCCGACTTCTTGAAGAAGAAGGGCGAGAACGGCATCAAGGCCGAGATCGACGAGGGCATCACCGCCCTCAAGGAACTCGGCGGCGTCCTCTACAACACGTACGGCATCCTGTCCGGCGTCGCGAAGGCGGCCACGGACGCGGGCGGTACGTCACTGGCCTCCCTGAACGACGCGCTCGGCGCGCTGCACAAGACGGTCGACTCCAAGGGCTTCCAGTCCGGACTCGTGGACGTGTTCAACGCGGCGCACGTCGCGATGAACAACATCGCCGGCCGATCCGGTCCCGCCATCAAGGCGCTGTTCATCCAGCTCGGCAGCCTCATGACCACGGTCCTGCCGCAGGCGGGCGAGATCATCGGTACAGCGCTCGACGCTGTCGCCAAGGCGCTCGCGCAGCCGGCCGTGACCAACGGCATCAAGTCCCTGTTCTCCGGCCTCGACGGCGCGGTGCAGGCGCTGGCTCCCGCGATGGCCCCGCTGGGCCAGGCGCTCGGCGCGATCATGCAGCTCGTCGGTGCCGCGCTTCCCGTGTTCGCCAAGCTCGTCTCCGCGGCGATCATCCCGCTCGCGGGCGCGTTCTCGCAGCTCGCCCCGCAGCTCGCCCCGATCATCGAGCTCCTTGGCGGCGCACTGACGCAGGCGTTCAACGCGCTGGCGCCAGTCATCCAGCAGATGGTTCCGATCGTCGGGACGATGCTCGGCGCTGCCTTCCAGTTCCTGGCGCAGCTCCTGCCCCCGATCGCGGCGATCTTCAAGCAGATCCTCGCGGCAGCCATGCCGCTGGCTCAGGCGTTCATGAACGCGCTGGCCCCGATCCTGCCGGTCCTCTCCGACGCGTTGGGCAAGGTGCTCTCCGCACTCCAGCCGCTCATCGCAACCGCGCTGAAGATCATCTCGGCCGTCATCACGCCCCTGCTTCCGATGCTGTCCGAGGTCGTCCAGTCGGTACTCCCGCCCCTGGCTGACGCGGTCATGCGTGTGGTCGAGGCATTGCAGCCCTTCATGGATGCACTGCTCGCGGTCGTGAACTTCCTGATGCCGATCCTCGTTCCGATCATCCAGTTCATCGTCGAGCTGCTGGCCGGCGCGCTGGTTGCTGCGATCAACGGTGTGGGCCTGGTCCTCGAAGGACTCAAGGAGTTCTTCGTCGGCATGTGGGACTACGTCTCAAGCTGGTTCGCCCTCTTCGTGGGGATCTGGCACGGCAACTGGTCCGAGATCATGGCCGCTCTGGAAGGGATCTGGAACGCCATCCTCGGGATGCTGAAGGGCATCTGGGACGTGATCCTCGGCGCCCTGGAGTTCTTCTTCAACGTCGGCATCCTGGGCACCGCAGGCAAGGCCCTGAAGGGTCTGGGTGCGCTGTTCAAGGCCGGCTGGAAGGTCGTCGTCGACCTGTTCAAGGGCGCCATGGACTTCGTCATCGGCAGCTTCCGCTTCTTCACGACCGGCCTCGGAAGGCTGGCCCTCGACGGCATCAAGGCCGTGGGTAAGTTCTTCTCGGATGGATGGAAGGTCGTCACCGGCTACTTCCGCCTGGCCCTGACGGGCATCGGGAAGATCGTCACGGACGGCATGGCCTCGGTCGGCCGGTTCTTCTCCTCGGCTTGGACCTCGATCCGCACCGCCGCGGTGACGAAGCTCAACGCTCTGATCACCACGATCAGCGAGTGGATCGGTAAGGCCACAACCACGGTCGGCAAGCTGCCGGGCAAGGCCAAGGATGCGCTCGGCGACCTCGGCAAGACGCTGCTCCGTGCCGGTGAGGCGCTCATCAAGGGCTTCATCTCCGGCGTCAAGAACATGTTCAGCTCGGTCAAGTCCACCCTTGGTGACCTCACCAGCAAGCTGACCGACTGGAAGGGTCCACTCCCCAAGGACAAGGTCCTTCTCTACAACGCCGGTGTGGTGATCATCAAGGGCCTGATCAAGGGTCTTGAGTCCCAGTACGGCAACGTGAAGAAGTCCCTCGGTGACCTGACGGACCTGATCGGCAAAGCCAAGCTGAGCAAGTCGGTGACCGCAAAGGTCAAGGCCGACCAGAAGCAGTTGAACACGCTGCTCGGGTCCTACGACAAGCTCAAGGCGAAGATCGACGACGCCAAGAAGTCCCTCGCGGACCTCAAGAAGGCGAAGTCCGACTACGCCGCGAGCATCGCCCAGAAGATCGTTGACGACGCCAACGTCACGAACATGGAGGGCGGCTTCTCCGGAATCCTGGAGCAGCTGAAGCAGTCGGTGGATCAGGCGAAGCACTTCGCTGACGTCCTCGGGAAGCTGAAGAAGCTCGGGCTCAACCAGGAGATCTTCGACCAGCTCGCACAGGCCGGCCCGGAAGCGGGCATGGCTGCGGCCGAGGCGATCCTCGGCGCCGGCTCCGCTGGCGTGAAGCAGGTCAACGACCTGGAGAAGCAGCTCCAGGATGCTGCGGGCAAGGTCGGCAAGACCGCGTCCGAGGTCATGTACGACAACGGCATCCACATGGCTGAGGGCTTGGTCAAGGGTCTGGAATCCCAGGCCGACAAGATCGAGAAGCAGATGCTGAAGATCGCCGACTAGATGGTTGCTGCCATCAAGAAGGCGCTGGGCATCCACTCCCCCTCGCGAGTGCTGGCCAGGATCGGCGCCTACGTCGGTCAGGGCTTCCGCAAGGGCCTGCTCTCCGAGCAGTCCAACATCGCTGCGGCGGTGGAGGACTCCCTGCTCATCGGGCAGACCTCGAACTCCACGGCACGCAACATCGCTTCGGCGGTGGGCAGCGCCCTGGGCAACGGCTCCTCGACTGGAGGCAGTTCGAAGACTCTCAACTACTACGCGGCGCCCGGCTCCTCGCTGGGCTCCGAAGAGGATCTGTTCGCCGCCGCGAACCGAGCACGGATGGGATGGTGAAGTAAGTGCCGAAGCTCCTGCTCGTGAGCGGTGCAGACACGATCGACCTCAACGAGATCGACGACAAGGGGGTGGGGTTCCAGGCCAAGTCCGGTGTGACTGGCCTGGGCCTGCCCCCGGTCTCGGTCCAGTGGCTGGAAGGCGC